TACCGAGTGGGTTAAAGGCAAGACATTGGAGCAAGCAGCAGTTATTAAAAATTCAGACATTGCTCAAGAACTCGCATTGCCACCAGTCAAAATCCATTGTAGCATCCTTGCTGAAGATGCCATCAAAGCAGCAATAAACGACTATCAACTAAAATGTGAGTGCATATGATTACTCTAACAGAAAACGCAAAAACACAACTTACTGAGATACTTTTAGATGAACCAAACATGAAATATGTAAGAGCATTTATCACTGGTGGTGGTTGCTCTGGTTTTAACTATGGGTTTACACTTGAAGCAGATAAAGAAGAAGATGATTTCGTTATTGACAATCTTGTAGTTGATGCCATGAGTATGCAGTATTTTGATACTGCTACTATAGATTTTACTAGTGATAAATTAAAAGGATCTCAATTTGTTATATCAAACCCAAATGCCAAATCAACTTGTGGATGTGGAAGTAGTTTCTCGGTCTAAAAAGAAAACTTTTATTGATCATGATTTCCCTAAACTCCAACGTGACACTTCCCCCGATGGCACACGAGTCTATAAAACACCGACGGGTCGAGCCTATCCAAGCGTCACTACCGTTACAGGACTCCACACAGCAAAAGGAATCGCCGAGTGGAGACGAAGAGTCGGAAATGAAGAAGCCAACAGAATCAGTGGTAGAGCAAGTGCCAGAGGAACAAGAATCCACTCTCTCTGTGAAGCATATCTCCGCAATGAGCGATGTGAGCCTGATATCTTCGATAAAGAATTATTTGGAAGTATATCACAATGGCTCGAAGACATAGATAATATACATGCCATTGAAGAACCACTGTACTCAGATTATCTTGAGGTAGCTGGTACTGTTGATTGCATTGCTGAGTTTCAGGGTAAGTTATCAGTTATTGATTTTAAGACTTCTAGTAAGCCAAAGGATCGTGATGACATTCACCAGTACTTCATGCAATGCTCGGCATATGCAGTAGCGTTTGAAGAGCGAACTAGTATTCCTATTGGAAGACTTGTAATTATAATGGCAGTTGATAATGATGATCCAAGATTGTTCACTGAAAAACGTGACAACTGGATTGGTGGTTTTCGTAAACTAAGATTAGATTATAAAAATATGAAAGGTATTTAAATGATTCCAATGTTTGACTATGGTTCTATTAGTGATGAGCATAAGGCAGCTGCTGAAGAATGCGCCAAAATTATTGAACCACACCACTCATTTGTAGCTGATCAGATTCGTGAACGATTTAAGATTGTGGAACCAGAAAGAATGGATCCAGAAAGTAGCGAATTCTACAGAACGGCAAAAGAGTTTGGATTGTTTCCAGCACAACAGGGTCACATGGTTAGACCAGATGGTGTTCATATTCCAATGGTTTCACTTTGTGCTGATCTACCAAAGTTTGATGAATTTTTGCAGTACTACAAAAAGTTGAACTGCAAAGATTAATACGGTATAATTATGTGTAAGTGAATGGTTGTTTGAAGTTAACCGAAAGGTGTTGCGGACAGGGGTGCAAATCCCCTCACCTCCACCATAAGGAAATTTGATGAAATCAGAAAAAGTAAAACAGTATTTTGTTGTAGTAGACAAAGACGACACAATAAAAAGGGTGTGTTGGGCACCTTTACTTTGGGATATTCCTAATATGGGATATCGGTTTACAGGTTTCACAGGATTCAATTGTCGGATTCCAAAGTTTCTTTATGTTGGGGGTGTACTCAGTATTCGACGTGGCAATAAGTACGAAGATGGACAACCCGAGACAGATACTCGTTAAAAGTAAACCAAAGTAAACGCAAACGACTCACAGTTCGCATTGGCAGCCTAAACGCTGACTAGGGTTTCGGTAGGTTTCCTCGTAACAGAATAACCTACCACTTATAAGGAAATTTATGCTAGGTGTAATATTAGGTAATGGACCAAGCAAACATTGTTTCGACAGAAATGGTGATTTTGTAATTGGTTGCAATATTCCTGGTGATGAATTTAGCGTAGATGCTACAGTAATCGCTGACGAAGAAATTGTTTGGATTTTAAAATCAACTCCAACCCTTATTCAATGTCCGATTATTGTTAGCACTAAAGCATGGGAAAAAATGAAAGAATTGCGGATTGATGATCAGTTTACAATTCTTCATGTTTTCAAACCAAAAGAATGGTACAACGCAGCCCACTATGCTGCTGATTTTCTTTTAGAGTTTGGTGAGTTTGATGGGATAAATATATGGGGATGTGATTCTATCTTTCAAGATAACATAGCATCTACCACTGATCATTTTGTCAAAAAAGAAAATCCTGCCGATATTAAGTTTATTAGAAACTGGCGCAGAATCTGGAATGACATCTTTGAGCAGAATCCAAATATAAATTTTAATGCAATGAGGATTGACTAATGAAAAATTTAATTACAGTTTTATTAATGGCTCTAGCAACAACTGCTTTTGCTGCAGACAAAGCACCAGTGAAACCAACACCACCAAAGAAAGTTGAAAAGTGCGTTCCTAGCAAAGAAGTAGTTTGTGACAAAAACCTTCAAGGAAAAACTCGTCCAACGCCAAAGAAAAAAGTAGAAACTACTAAATAATATACACAGTGGGTTGATGGATCCCAATAAAACCATCATTACACACAACTCATAACACACAAGGAGTACAACATGAGTAATTTGACCCCGTTCGAGATTCGCCTAGAACTTTTAAAAATGGCGAAAGACATGCTATCCGATGACTACTACGGAAAGCGTGAAATAATTAGCAATGAGTATTCAAATAAATGCGAAATTGCTAAAATCCATGGTACCGAAATTCCAAACCATCCAGGATTTCCAGCGTACCCATCAGAAACTGATATCATTGCAAAGGCTCAGACCCTAAATGGTTTCGTTTCAAACATCCCCCAAGATATAAAGACTACTAGCAAGAAGTCAACCTGATACGGGATTGAAAGAGAGCATCCGCTCTCTTTCTTAACTAATTAAGGAGATACTATGCGAGTGTACATACACACACTTTTATTAATATTAACAATTGTTGGGACTACACTTATCTCAACTGCATACCCACAAAATTTTAAATTATTTGACATTCGATACTCTGAACTAACAAAAGACGCAAAACATCAAGTTGATTGTTTGGCTGAAAACATTTATCATGAAGCTGGTCATGAACCTAAAGATGGAAAACTAGCCGTTGCTCTTGTTACAATTAACAGAACTCAAGACCCACGATTCCCAGATAGTATATGTAATGTGGTTAAACAAAAAACTAAATCCACCTGCCAGTTTACATGGTTCTGTGAAACAGTGACGTTAAATAAGAATAGCATCGTTTATCAGAAAGCCATGGACGTTGCTTTGTTTGCTTATGCAAACTACGAAAACATAGATGATATAACAAAGGGTGCATTATTCTATCATGCAGACTACGTTAATCCTAGATGGAAACTTGAACGAACGACCGTAATTGGTCGACATATTTTTTATAAAGAAGGTGGTAAACACAATGATGGAAAAACTAAACCTGTCCCTGAAAGAGGACAGTTCGAGGCACTCATTCTTTCTCTTAATGGAGGAAGTGACTCTTAATACTTGTAAGCAAGCAGTTGAATGGATTCTTGAAGCAAACTTTGCTGAAGAAACTCCAGAGATGCTTAACTTGATTATCACTAGTCCAGGTGGTGACCTTAATGCTGCGTTTGCATTAGTTGATGTAATGCGTGGTTCGTCAATACCAATTCGAACAGTTGGTCTTGGACAGGTTGCTTCTGCTGGTCTAATGATTTTTATTGCAGGTACAAATGGTCAGCGCATTCTTACACCAAACACTTCTATACTATCCCACCAGTATTCATGGGGTGCGTTTGGTAAAGAGCATGAACTATTTGCGCAGATTAAAGAATTCGACTTGACTACCAAACGTATGGTATCTCACTATAAAAAATGTACTGGTCTAAAAGAAGAACAGATTCGTGAGTATCTACTTCCCCCACAAGACATATGGCTCAGTTCTGCTGAAGCCAAGAAACTAGGACTATGTGATGATGTTAAAGATCTTAAGTAACTACGCAAAGTATTCTGGCATTTGGATTAGTATTGCACTAAATCCATTTCACTGGCGTCTCGCTTTTGAGTTTATGCAACCCGATGAACTCAATCCAAACATGCGAGGCATTTTTATATCACTCTTACCAATTTCACTGAGAGTGGTTGTCGACGATGGTTCATGGTAGGAGAACAATATGAACAGTAAAGAAAATTTAGCATTTATCATTGGTATGGTTTTAGTTGTAATTACAGGTATTGTTTGTGCGACTTATTACAATCTCAATAAGACTGCAGCAATGAAGTCAAACATCGATTCCGCTATTGTAAAAGGAATTGATCCTCTTGCAGTTCGTTGTGCTTATGAACATGGTGATAATGTTTGCATTGCATATGCAATTTCTCATGGAAGACTAGATAGCCCTTCTACATCGGTTAAAAAGTAACCCTACTAAAGTGAGGGGATTGGCAGAAATCCCTTTACTTTAATTCACAATTCAGGTATAATTATCTTATAGCGACTGAATAGGATTTGTTATGCAGATGATACACACTGGACCAGCTAAATCAAAGAAGCATAAACCCAACGCCAAGCAGCGAGAGTTGCAAAGTGAGTGGGAACGAATGCTCAAGAAGTATGCCACAAAGAAGGTTGTTCAAAAAGAACAATCACTCAGTGATGTGTACTCACTTGGAAAATCTGCTCGTCGTGAGACGCCTAAGATTCCGAGTCTTCCCTTTACTGGTGGTCCATGCGCACTGAAAGCACCTCCAGTCTACACAGGTTCTTTGATCAAAGGTATTGGCACCATGCATAAGTCAAATGCAGTGCCGATCTTTTCTGATCAAGAAGCCATTGACATTGCAACAATGAGGAGATGATATGAGTGAATTCTGCGTAAGGTGTTCTGAGAAAGAAGCTGAGATAGAACTTCTGCGAAACCGATACCATCAGGAAACTGAATGTATGAAAAATAAGATCACCAAATTAACCCAAGAAAATGAAGCACTCATCCTTGATGTTGCATTTTATGGTGGCAATCTTACAAACTTGTCTTGCAATGATAAATAAGGTATAATTACATTATGAATATAAACTACACAAAAATCGTTTCGTTCGCAACTGATCGTAACATCCAAGGTATCCAAGATACACATCATGGACTTCTTGTTGACCGCATGCGCCTAGATAAATTCTTTAGCATGTATCTTGATAAGTTTGGGCGCAAGATGGATCCTGAGAAAACCAATACCCCTATCTGGAATCTTTACAAAGTAAAGATGCGTGAGTATGGTGAACTCCAACAAGCAATCAAAGCAGCAGAATATTACCTGAAGAAATCTTATGTTTAAGAACTCTAATGAATTCTCTTTGCTTATTGAACAGATCGTCAAGGATAAACGAATCAATCACATGGACGCTGTTCTGGAGTATTGTAAAGAGAACTACCTTGAACCAGAAGATGTAAAGTCACTCATCAATAAATCCCTCAAAGAAAAGATTGAGATGAACTTTCGTGAGATGAACTACTTACCTAAACAAGCACAGCTAGATGTATAATGGACGGATTTAAAGCATTCAAGTATTACATTGCTATTAAGTTACATTTCTCAAAAGATTCTTTCGATGTGTTTAAGAACAGAGGTTCTGTAAAGGGAACTCGTGAAGCATTCCATGCACGCAATGATAGATATATGTTTGAGAAGTTAGCTCGTAAGTTTCCAGTTGATAAAGACCTTATTCAATTTTATGTTGCAAATTTTGCATACGGTAATGATAACATTGTTTATGCGTCAGAAGAAGCTGAGACTTACTTAATGGCATGGCAGAAACGTAAACAATCCATGACGAAAATCTTTGCAGATGACTGCAATAAAATTCTGATGGATGCTTATAAACGCAAGATTAAACAAGACTCAATTTTAAATTTTACTTTAAATCAATATCCAAGTATACTTAACTTATATCTTGGAAAACAAATTGGTATTGAAACTCTTAGGATTATAGATGACTTCGAGAATTTACTTGGTACGTGGAAACAACATGGTTCTATGTTATTACTGTGGGAAAACGAGATACGCAAAGTTGAGAAAGTTAGAGGATTTGTTAAGTACGATCAAGAAAAAGTCTTAACAGTGTTTAATCAATTTAAAGAAGAGATTGCAGAGTTGTAATATGGGCAAGACCTATCATAAGAATTCAAAGAAATTTGAAGAAGATTTTTCTGGTCAGCGTTCTGGAAAAACCACTGGTAAAAAAGGTGGCGGTATGAAAACGCTAAATAGTTTTGTTGATGAAGAATATGATGATCCATTTGTCGATGAGATAGATGGAATAACTGATCAGATCTTTATTCAACATACAAAACAAGACGATACTAATTAATACTTTAATACGAAGGAAATACAATGGATATTCAATCACTACGCAAAATGCGCAATTCTGACTTTGGTGCTATTTCAAACGCATTCGAAAAAGTCGCAAATCCCCAAACTGAAACCAAGTCATATGTTGACGATCGCTTCTGGAAACTTGAAGGCGACAAGGCAGGTAATGGCACAGCCACACTACGCTTTCTACCTAGAGTAGAAGGTGATGAGTTGCCTTGGGTACGTTTGTTTTCTCATGGCTTCCAAGGACCAACTGGTAAGTGGTACATTGAGAACTCCCTAACAACTCTTGGTGAAAACGATCCTGTCGGTGAGTTGAACACTAAACTTTGGAACTCTGGTTCCGACGCAAACAAAGATATTGCTCGTAAGCAAAAACGTCGCTTGTCTTTCATTGCCAATGTCTTGGTCGTTTCTGATCCAAAGCATCCAGAGAATGAAGGTAAAGTTGTTCTGTTCAAATTCGGTAAGAAGATCTTTGACAAGATCATGGACAAGGCAAAGCCAACTTATGAGGATGAGCAACCAGTCAATGTGTTTGACTTTGATACTGGTGCTAACTTCAAGTTGCGCATGCGCAAGAAAGATGGTTACACTAATTACGATGAGTCTACTTTCCAAGATCCTGCATCTATTGGATCCGATGAAGAGATTGCTCGTGTTTTAGGTGCTCGTTATAAATTGTCTGAGTTCTTAGATCGTAAGAATTTTAAATCTTATGATGAGTTGAAGAAGAAACTTGAAGAAGTTCTTTCTGGTGATGCGTTCTCTTCAAAGTCTGCTGCTGAGATTGCTGAAGAAGAAGATCGTCCAGTGGCTGCTGCCCCACAGATTAAGTCTGTGCCAGCACCAAAGTCAAAGGAAGTTTCCCTTGAAGATGACGATGAAGATGTAATGTCTTACTTTAAGAAGATCGCTCAAGAAAATTGATTGATCATTAGCCAAAAAAGAAAGCCACCCTTGCGGTGGCTTTTTCACATTTAGTACGCACCAAGTCTAGTAGAGTAGTACTTGTTTATTGTTCCTTCTTCATTTCTAAAGGGAGACTTAGCAATAGTAGTGTTTTGACTGCTGTTGTTAACTGTTGTTGGAGCATTAACAATAGCAGTCCCGCCACCTTTCGTAGCTAAAGAATCTCTAGAATTAGCAACATCACCAGTTTTAGCTTCAATAGCATTACCAGTTGAAGATGATGCAGGAATACCTCTTGCTCTTTGTTCAAAATTTTGAAAGAATGGATCTTTAAATGCAGAATCATTTATTGGTCCACCAGAAGAAGAACTGATAGATCTTAATTTTGTTGTTCTAGATTTAGCACCCTTTGGTAGATAGTCTTTGTTTGTTACCTTGATGGTTTGTTTGTCTTCCAGTAATTCAAAAC